TTTGTACGCAATTAAATTTAACTTTAATACCTTAAAAAAATGACAAACGTACAGGAACTAAAAGCAACAGCTTACGATCTAATCGCAAACATTACTTTTTTAGAAAATAAGCTGCGCGAGATTAACAACCAAATAGCAGAGGAAAGTAAAAAACTAAATGAAAATGGATCTGCAAGTAGCAACGATAGTAATTAGCAGCCTTTGTGGCTTTGTCGCGTCCTGGGCCGTACTAAACCAGCGCGTAAAGTCGCTAGAAGATAAGATCGCTAAAAATGACGATCATGATCAGCGCCTAACAAGGGTAGAAACAAAATTGGATATTTTACTTGAACATTTAATTAAAGAATAATGAAAAAGCTATTTAAGAACTGGAAAACGACATTTTTTGGCTTTGCTACTATTGTAGGTGGCATTGCGGCTATTTTAAAAGGCGATTTGGTAAGTGGAATTACTACTATCGGAGCTGGTTTTGGACTTGCCGTTGCTAAAGATTACGATAAAACAGAACTTTGAAAGGTAAAAAATATATTGTTATTGGCGCATTAGCGTTGTTACTTTTATTATCTAAAAGAGTGAAAGCGGAAACTATCATTAAAGAATTTGAAGGCGAATATCTTGACGCGTATTTAGATCCCGTCGGCATACCTACAATCGGTTATGGAACTACTCGCAACCCTGATACCGGTAGAAAAATAAAGCTAGGCGATAAGATAGATAAAGCAACTGCGCTACGCTGGTTGCGTCTAGATACTGAAAAGGTTCGGGAAAGTGTAAAAAAGATGGTTAAGGTACCAATAAATGCACGACAATTAGACGCGCTAACTAGCTTTGTATACAACGTTGGACCTACCGCCTTTGCCGATAGTACAATGCTAAAATTGCTTAATAACAAGACCGACAAGCGTATAGTTGCTAATCAATTTGATCGTTGGGTATATGCTAAACGCGTTAAATTGCCTGGTTTAGTACGACGTAGAAAGCTAGAAAAAGAACTTTTTTTGTCATAAATACTTAAAATTCAACCAATTGTACAATCTACTCTGTTACAGAGTAGATTTTTTTTTTTTTATATCATAAAAAGTGCTATAAATTTGTTTTGACAAACGACTTTACTAACCTTAATTAAAGAACTTATGGCAATCTTAACTGATCGCGAGGCTTATATTCGCGAATTACAGCAAAAAATTAGTACGTTACAGTTTTTAGGCAGAAATTTAGATCAATCTAGGATCAAAATTGAGTTTACTTACGACTGCGGTACTAGGGCACTTGTAGATCAATCGCTGATCCCTTTTAACCTGGCTATGGAGCTGCGTGTACTTATTGGAGACAGTATCGACTACTATCAGCGTGTTATCGTAAACGTGAATACGATCCCAGATGAGATTGGCTAAAATTTTACTCGAAATTTTATTTTTAATTTTTGTATGCTTGCCATTATTTTGCACAGCATATATTTTTATTCATTCGTCTTTTTTTATTTACTATACAATAAAAACACTTAAAAAATGGAAAATCACAACCACCCGGCGTTCCCGCCACAAGTAGCACAGGACAATTTAGGCAGATTTGTAGCACCAATCCCTGGTATGTCTAAGCTAGAGTATTTTGCAATTCAGCTACTGCCAACGTATTTGGATCTTGGAAAAAAACACCCATTAGCCGACAAAGGCAAAGCAATTACACCTATCCAGGCTGCTATTATCACTGCAAAAAATTTACTAGAAGAATTAAATGAAAAACCTAATGAAAGCACTTTACAAATTATTGAATAACCCAAAAACGTGGTTATTCATTACACTATTATTTATGTTGTGGCTATCTAGCTATTGGAATATGTAACATAATGGCAAACGATATACGGGAACTTTTACAAAGCAGGCGATATGACCCAGCTAACAAACCTATCGATCAGGTTCCAATATTTACAATACAAGGTAAAACTGTTGGCTGTTTACAGAGTTATATCGTATTTAGCGGCTTGCCTAAAGCAAGCAAGTCGACGTATATTGGAGCTGTTGCCGCATCTGCTATGATCCCTGTTTTTCAAACAATATGGGGAATGAAACTACAATTGCCTTACGACCGGCCCAGGATCGGGTATTTTGATACAGAAATGAGCAGCTTTGACTTTTATCGGCAAGTCGATAAAATAATTACACTAGCTGAAAAAAAGTCCTTGCCGCCTACTTTTGACGCATATAGCTTACGCGAAGATATGCCGAGCAAAATTAGAGCAATGATCGAACAGTATTTAATAGAAAATAAAGACTGCAGCTGTATTTTTGTCGACGGAATGCTGGATCTGTGTTTGGACTATAACGACCCACGCGAAACAAGGCTTGTTACAAACTGGCTTAAAAGAATAACAAAGCAATACGATATTTTATTGATAGGCGTTTTACACTTAGGCAAGGGGCAAGGTGAAACGCTTGGCCACCTAGGTAGTAACACGGACAGGTGGAGCCAGTCGACAATGATAGTTGAAAAAAACAGAGACGTAGGGCAATTTGTTTTACGACCAAAATATCTTCGTAGCGATGAGGACTTTGAGCCAATAGCAATTAGCAATTTTAACGGGCAATGGAAACAGGTAGTGTATATCGAGCCAATTCAGCCTATACCTAATAAAAAAACAAAAAAATGAAACAAATTAACTTATTCGGAAAGGAATTTGCACCCGGCGATGATCAAAAATATACAACAAAGATAGGAGCACCGATATATGAGCCAAAAAATAAGCAGCCTTATTTATTAGAATTATGCGACAAATCTAAAACGCATCGGCTAATGAAAGAGATTGAGGCAAGTAATTTGTCTTATGACGAAAAAAATTTTTTAATAGACGCGGCAAGGCGGCATACTGTATTTAATTACGAAAAAATTGCAGACTATTATGCACATGCCTCAAAAGAGATGCAGCAGCTAATGGAACGCAGCGCGCTTGTGATAATAGATTTTGAAAAGGCCATCGAATACGGTTATGTAAAATTATCTGACGACATACGCAAACAATATTTAGAGGAATATGGCGAATAATTTTGTAGTGTTTATTATAACACACGGCAGGCCAGATAAAATACTTACTTTAAATTCGTTAAAAAAGTGCGCGTACAGCGGCGACTGGTATTTAATACTAGATAACGAAGATGCTACAATAAATAAATATCAAAGAAAGTTTGGCGAGCATAAGGTAATTGTATTCGATAAAAAAGCGATGGCGGATCTAGTTGATGAAGGCAATAATTTTGATAACCGTAGAACGACTACACACGCCCGTAACGCTTGTTTTGATATAGCTAAAAAATTAAATAAAGAATATTTTTTGGTACTAGATGACGACTATACAGGTTTTTCATTTAGATACGAAAGAGGTCCATATATTAAAAACATTAACAAGGTTTTTGATACATTTATTGAATTTATGAAAAACATTCCAAATTGTCTGTCAATAGCTTTTTCGCAAGGCGGTGATCATATAGGTGGGTTCGCTGGTACTAAATTAAAACGCAAGGCTATGAACTCGTTTTTTTGTAGCGTTAATAGGCCATATCAATTTTTAGGTCAATTAAACGAGGACGTAAACGCATACGTTACAATAGGATCAAGAGGTGGGTTATTTTTTACATTTACGTCGGTACAATTAACACAGGCGGCAACTCAAAAAACAGCCGGTGGTATGACTGACGCATACTTACAATACGGAACATTCTGCAAATCGTTTACAACGGTTATGATGATGCCGTCTTCGGTTAAGGTATCAATGATGGTAACTACTAATCAGAGATTGCATCATTCAATTACTTGGGTCAATACAGTACCAATGATTATTCGCGAGAAATATAAAAAACTTAACCTGGGGACAGAGGTATCTGAACAAATTCAAACTATGGAAACAAAAAACAACAGCGGCAGCCTTTTTAAGCAAAAAAAGGATAAGCCAACGCAGCCAGACTACACCGGGACTGCTTCAATCGATGGCAAGCAATTTAGAATGAGCGGATGGGTCAATACTAGCAAATCGGGCATGAACTATTTGCGAATTTTATTCAGCGAGCAACAAATGCAGGATCTAAATACGCTATCGGTTCAAGGTCAGGTGCCGTTAACACCGCAGGCTAGTCAAGGCGAAGATCAGACCGATGACCTGCCTTTTTAGGTAAAAAAAAGGGCCGGGAGTAAACTCGACCGGCCCAGACAAACGACTACGGAACTTGCCGCAATCACCTGTATTCATTGCTAAAATAGTACAAAATGAACAAAAAATACGAGACAGCGATAGTTTTTTTTCAGCCAGGGACAAAAAGACCGAGAAAATACCGGAACATAGCTAATAGGACTAAATTTGGCCAATTTTGCCTCGATTTGGGCGCTTGGTATATTAACTGGTACGACAAGGAAACGAAAAAATTTGAGTGCCGAACATGGCTGATACGCGATTTTCAAAAAAATATGTAAATTTGTAATACATAAGCAGACAGGGTTGGTTTAGGAAAAGCCCGGCGTTTCTACGCTGGGCTATTTTTTTACGCTTTTACACCTTATTTTGTTAAATAAAGGTCAATACAGGTGAATGTGTTAATAACTTTTAGCCTGTTTTTATACGAAATATCAACTTTTTTTAGTAACTTTACTTCAATCTTAAGCGGCTCTATATGGCCGCTGTCTAGATTGAAGTAAAAACTACAAATTTACAAAATTATTTTTTTTATCAATATTTTGTAGTAACTTAGCTAAAGACAAACGACAAGGATCAAAAAGCCGCAGCAGTCATAAAATGCGGAATATTTTATTACTAATAGGCGGAGCAGCTGCGCTGTTTTTTATATCGCGTTTTCGATTTGGCCAAAAAGCCGTTTTTAATTTTCGCAGTTTACGCCCAGGTGGTACTTTATTTGCTCCAGTATTTAATGTTGATCTAGCGGTATCGAACCCAACAAATCAAACTATCGTAATAAAGTCAATTACAGGAACAGTAAACGTTAAAGGATCAGCAGTGGCGAACGTTTCTGCTTTTGGTGATCAGCGAGTAGCGGCTAACAGTGAAAGTATTTTAAAGCTGCAAGCAAGACCGAGCGCTGTAGGTGTATTTGAGACAGTTCGTGAATTATTAAAGCAGCCAGTTGGATCGACTAATGTCAGTTTTACTGGTACAGCTAATGTTGATGGCATAGTGGTACCGGTTAGTGAAAGTAAAATGATCTAATCAATGGATGCCGCTACGTTAATGGGTAGGCTTGGGCCGTTTGAGAATAAAAGAGAAATGCTAACGGCTGATCAAAGTACTGGCGACATAATCGACGCCATACTTGAGGCACACCGTAGGCATGCTAGCGACTACAGCAAAATCAGTTCTTTTTTTAATGCAGGATCTAGACGAGAAACAGCTCGCAAAATTTTTAATTTTCTTAAAAAAAATGTGCGCTACGTTATTGAGCCTGGGAGTAAGCAGACTGTAAAAAGTCCTGCAGCTATACTAGCAACAGGATACGGAGACTGCAAACACTACAGCTTATTTGCTGGTGGCGTTTTGCAAAATTTAGGCATACCGTTTGCGTATCGTTTTGCTAGTTACAAGATATTTGATAAGCAGCCGCAGCACGTATTTGTAGTTGTCAACCCAGGTACTAATAACGAAATTTGGATTGATCCCGTAGTCGGAGAATTTGACTACAAAAAACCATATACATACGCAACAGATAGAAAAATGGCACTATACAGTATATCAGGAATTGGCGCGACAGCGCAACAAAGGGCAGACCTAAAAGCTGCCAAAGCAGCAAAGAAAGCGGCGCCGACTAAAGCGGCGAAACAAGCAGCCCAGGCTACAGTCCAGGCTGCCCGCAAAGCTGCAGGCCGAACAACAGGACAGGTACTAAAAAAAGGCGCAAAAGTAGTTTTAAAAGTAGCAGCCGCACCTGTAAGAAATTCATTTTTATTATTGGTTAGTATCAATTTTGCAGGATTAGCAACTAAGCTATCTGCAGCTTGGCAAAAAGCACCTAGCAAACTGACTATCTTTTGGGAAAGTGCCGGCGGTCAGATCAATTCACTAAAAAAAGCCTGGGAAAAGGGATCGACTAAAAAGAGGATATTCGGAGATGATCAAATTGGCGCCGCTCCGGCAGTAGCAGCACCAGCAGCAACAGCAGCACCATTATTGGTTAAAGTAGCTGATTTTTTCACTAAAATAGGAATTGATCCAGCCGAGCTTGTACAAATAGGTAAAGATGCTTTAAATAAAAAAGCACAGGAATTGGCAAAAAAAACTCTCGAGCCAAAAGCGGCAACAGAGGCAACTAACATTGATATTGCCGACCAGGTATTTGAGCCAGCCGAACTGCAGGCCACTACCGATATGGCTCCAGCTACCACTACCGTTACTAAAAAACCTAATTTTTTACCATTACTGATCGGCGGTGCTGCCGTTTTATATTTTGTAACTAGAAAAAAATAATATGACAGCAAAACAAAAAGCCGCCAGATTAAAATTTAAAGCAGCACTAGCTGAAGCGAAAAAGTTACGTAAAAAAAATTGTAAACTAACGCAGGCACAGGCTGTAAAACAAGCGTTTGCAATAATAAATGAAAAAGAGCGACGTAACCCAATAAAAAAAATTAAAAAAACAGTAACTGATAGTTTAGCTAAATTTAAAAAAGGTTTTGAAAAGGGTTACTACGGCGAGGATTATGGAAAAAAGCGCAGACGTAGAAAAGTAGGAGCGGCGCCGACTAAGGTAAAAGCTAAAAAGAGCAAGCGCACAAGAGAAATGCATACTGACACAAAAAGCCATAATGTAAATATCAGAGTGATGAGTGGCGTTGATAAAAATCTTTTAACTCATTTAGTAAAAGATTTGCAGCATTTAACAAATTCTTTAGCCATTGCACAATATCATTTAAAAAAATCTATTGAGGCAAAAAAATCTTCAAAAGATAGTGATGCAAAAAAGTATTTTACAAGAATGGCAAATCAATTTAGAGATGAGGTTAAAGGATTAAAAGCGCAAATTGTAATACAAAAAAGATTGATTAAATAGTGTATCAAATTCTACCATATACGGCAGCTCAGGCCAGGCGTCTTAACGTAAAGATCCGGCCGAGCAGCAAGAAAGGTAAAAAAATAGATGTGTTTGATAAAAACGGGTACTACATTACAAGCGTTGGGGCCAAGGGATACTTGGACTACCCGACATATAAAAAGTTATTCGGTAAGAAAGTAGCAGATCAGCGCCGAAAACTTTACAAGGCAAGGCACGAGAGGGATAGAAAAGTGAAAGGATCGCCGGGCTTTTTTGCTGATAAGCTACTATGGTAAACAAGGACGTAATAAAACAACTATAAACTAGAAAAATGGCAAGACGTAGAAAAAGCACCAAAAGACGCAGTTCACGCCGTCGTATGGGAGCCGTTGGCAAAGCCAACATTCAAGCAGCACTTGGTATTATCGCCGGAGCTGTAATTGGTAGAAAAGTCGCAGGCATTATTCCTGGCGATAATGAGTACATTAAAAACGGAGCCGTATTGGCCGTAGGTTTGGCATTCCCAATGATTCTTAAAGGAGAAATTGGAAAGTCAATCGGTAACGGTATGATTGCAGTAGGCGGCGCCGGACTTGTTGCAAAAGCACTTCCTGGACTTGGACAAATGGACGACACCATGACATTCCCTGTAACAGTAGGTGAAATTCCTGACAACATTAGCGTAATCGCTGGCGACGACACCGTACTAGCCGGAGATGATCTTTCAGTTTTGGCTGGAATGGACGAAGACGATATGTACTAAAAACGATTCACCTGTATTCACCTTTATTTAATTAAAAGCCCCGCCCTGGGCAATACGAACAGGGCAACAATTAAAATGGCATCAACAGTAGGCACACGCCTTGCATTTGAAAAAGCGAAACAGGCTATCAATACTGCCGGTTTTTCGCTCGGACAGGCTGTACTTTCACAGTCTTATCTTCGTTTGGAAGTAGCTTTATCAACTACTATCACAAGCTATCAATTCCCAATTCTCACTAACGACGTTAGCAGCTCGAACACCACTAGCTTTAACACAGAGCAGCGTTTGAACTTGCAAGACGCTTTCGTTTGTTCTTCAATCGGTCTGTTTTTTGCTGTACCTGGCAGCAGCACCGCTAGCAACTATCGGCTGTTTACTTACCCCAGCCCGATCACGTTCTCGGCTTCTAATACAGCCACTAGCTTGCTAAACTGGTATAACAGCTCGCTCACTTTGACAGTTAACAACCGTCAGATTGTGCCAGCCTATGACCTGTACAGACATTACTTTGTGCCACAAACTCAAGCCCAGACAGCGCCTTACTACTCTGCAAATACACAGGCATTTGTAGATCAAAATGACGGTAGCAATGATGCTTTCTATCCAGTTGAACCTGCCTGGGTGCTTGTTGGATCTAAGCAAAATTCACTACAAGTACAACTGCCTCAAGCTATGGCTGCTGTAGAGACAAACAGTAGAGCAATTTTAATTTTGCGTGGACATTTAGCGCAGAACGTTACGCCTGTACGTTAATCTGGCTTTTCATATAGGTAAAAAAGGGTGGTGGCTATAAAAAGCCGCCGCCCTTATTAAAAAAAGTAAAATTTAAGACAATGGCATTTAAAGCCGCAAAGTACGAACTCGTTGAACTGCTCGTTCCTGGAGTAGCAACAACTGGACAGACACAGACGCAGTGGTCGTTCCCTGATCTGCCAAAACTGCGTTATACAGCTCTTATGGCGCTGGAAACTTTTGCCGTCGATACGCTTACAGTATCGCCAAATAACGTAGCGCTGCCGTCTGCAGCTATCTTACAAAAAAGTTATCTTGTACTGTATTCGAACGAGCGACAGGACTTATTCCGTATTCCTTTGATTAGCTTAATTCGCACACAGGCTACAACTAGTGCCAGCGCGCCTTTTGTTCGTAGCTTGCCTGAATTCAGCGGACAAAAGATTACCTGGGATAAAAGCTATGTTACAATCGCATCGGCACCAGCTAATACGACTAACATTAGTTTTTGTTTTGGAGTTTATTATATTTAATTTATTATGCCTGCTACAGCACAACTTCGCGGACTTACCGCTGTACTTAATTGGTACAACGAGCAGCCACAAGCTGCTTGGAAATTGTATCGCTTTTCTGTAATGACAAAAAACATTACTGGAGCATACGATGGTAAAAGTAAAGACGAGGGATACGACAAGTTACAGACAGAGCTATCATATATTGCCGCAGATGACTATAACAATTTTGTTTTAGGTCTATTTAACGATAAAGACAAAGACAAGTCAACGCCAGCGATCAATAAAGTTTTTGTGCTAAATGATGCTCCTGTAGGAATGATAGCCGGATATGGCGTAACAAATCAACAGGCACAAATAAATAATGAAATACTAAACGAAATTAGAGCACTACGAGCTGAACGGCTTTCAGATGTTGAAAAAGAAGAAGATGATGATGAAGAAGAAGATGAACCAGCTACACCATCAAGCATTTTAGCCGGTATGCTACAACAACCGCAAGTACAACAAATGTTAATAGCTATGTTAGGCAATATCGTTAGCAGCTTTTCTGCACCTAAAGTACAGCACGTAAGCGGCACTCAGGATTTAGAGCAAATCATACAAACACTATTTAGTAAAGGAGTAACAGCCGATGACTTAGAAAAGCTTGCAGCAATGCCGCAGGCTCAAATTAGTATGCTGCTATCAATGCTAAGAAAGTAATGGCAAAAGGATTAAAAATATCAACTACAGATGTACTGCTAATCGGCGGAGGCTTAATAGCTTTCACGGCTATTAAGAGGCTACTAATCGCAGGCGGGATTGCAGCAGGCCCAGGAACGAAAGCTGCAAGTACAAACATTACTGATCCAGGTAGCTACTGGAAACCTCAGTACTACAAACGTATTGGTGGTAGATTTTTAAAAAGAGCTACCACTGAAAGTTATGCTAAACAAATACATAACGCGTTTGGGATTTTTCAGGACGATTTTAATTCAATTATGGCAGTATTTTCTAAAATGCCTACAAAAACGGCGGTATCTTTTTTAGCTGATGTATTCCAAGAAAAGTATAAACAAGATTTGCTAACTTTTTTAACTAACGGCGGCGGTATTTTGCCATGGGACGGACTTTCTGATGATCAGCTGAAACAACTAATTACATTCACGAATAAACTACCAAACAGGTGAGAAAAAATTTATTGCCAATACTACTAATTGCAGGCGCAGCTATTGCTTTTATAGCTTTACGGCGCCGTAATAGAGTAGATGTAAGTGCTGGGCCAACAGAAAAAATTACAAGAGAGCAGTTTGAATCATCTAGTGCAATTGCGCCAACTCGTTCTACGGCAATTGATATTGGAACAAAATTAGTAAGCAGTTTATTTACTAAAGGATCAAAAGCGCAACGGACAGCTGTAAAAAGAGCTGTAAGGACTAAGACAGCAACCAGGGCGCAGGCAAAGGCTGTAACAAAGCAGCTTTCTAAAGGTATTCGCGTAGCCGGTTTTGGCGATAACGTACTTGTATAAAAAACGACAATGAAAAAAGGAACTATACTATACCTGGTAGCCGCAGCCGCAGTGTATTATTACTTTATGAGACGCAGAAAGGCAACTGGTAAAAATACACCTAGCGCAGAAAGCGCAGCCAGCACAGCCCGGCAAATGGTCGCAAATATCGTCGATCAAACGACTTTCATACCTGACGAGACCACTATGCGCCAGGAATACGCAAAAGATCAAAAACTTCGTCAATCAAGGCACTAGCAACGTAACCGTGGACGGTTTTTTGCTTACGCCTAACCAGTCCTGGAATATTACCGGCAACCGCGACGAGATCAATGTTAAGGTCTATAGCTTTAATTTTAGCGGCACCGGCACTAATCAACTGACAGTAATACTTAAACGATACGTTTAATGTTCGTAGATTTTAATATACTTAACCAGCTTGGATCGCCAGCTATCAATAGTAATACGTTTGCTAATAGGCCCGCCGCAGGACAGACAGGCCGGCTCTTTGTTAGTACCGATACTTTTGAGATCTATAGGGATAATGGCAGCACCTGGGATCTAATCGGCGGCCCAGGATCTAGCACAATAACTGGAACAGGTACGGCAACTCAGGTGGCCTATTTTACCAGCTCCCAAGCAATCGGCAGCAGCGCTAACCTTTATTGGGATAATACGAATACTAGGCTAGGAATAGGCACTAGCTCGCCTGGAGTAAGGCTTGATATTCACGGTACAGGCAATATGCTGCATTTGAACGCTACTGGAGCTACGGCAAATACCACAATGAGCTTTCAGCGTTTAGGTAGTAATGTATGGCGGTTAGGGGAACAATACAGCGGCGGTTTTAATTATTTTGAGCTGCACAATGGTGTTCTAAATAATAATGCAGCAGAATATCAATCTGCAACGAACAAAGCTACTTATGGCGCACTCGAAACTTATAGTAGCGGAGGCGCTACTGGTAGTTTATTTAGTTACACAATAACTGTACCCAACGGAACTAATTTTACTGGCCCAAATGCAATAGGTAGTATAAATAGCTATCTGATATTAAATTTAGGCGGAAATACTACAGTACCAACCAGTACTAGGCAAGGACTTGAGGGTAATAGTCGTATTAACTTTACTGGAGCTGGTACACTTACAATCACACAAGGCAGTACAGTACGCGCATTTAGCGCTTTAAGTAGTGTTTATAGCTTTGCTGGAAGTTCTGCTGGAACTATAACGCACTTAGCTGG